TCTGCTTCATTTTGTATTTGTTTGATTGCTGTTTCGATCTTCATTGCTGGCTCCTTTTTGCTTTGTATGCCATTATTATAGCATTTTGGGAATTATTGGTCAACCAAAATAAATGTAATACTCAAGTATTACAAAACCATGTCAAGCAGTTGTTGTCTTGTCTGTTTAAGCTCTACCAGCAGGTCTGCATAGTAACCCACATTGTCCTCGCCACCGTTCACGTATACTTCAGCGTCTGCAATCTGCTCATATACCATGTTCAGTAAAAAATTTGCTGTGTCTTTAGTAATCATTCATTGTTCCTTTTTGCTTTGTATGCCATTATTATAGCATTTTGGGAATTATTGGTCAACCAAAAAGTACTACTACAAAAGTATTACTTAATGAAGTTTTCAAAGAAACGGGTGTTGATTGCGTCCATTTCTGCCTGCTCCACATAGAAGTCAGTAGTAGGATCGTAGTACTGGCCCGCCTTGTTGTCATAATACAACACACGACCCGAGAAGTTGAACGGGCCTTCCAGTCCCTTGCGGGCACTGTATTTGTTGCGCATGACGTCTATGGTGTCAACTACACGATATCCCATTGCTGGCTCCCGTTTGTTTGTAAGCCACTAGTATAACAAAATGGGAATTTCTGGTCAAGTACTACTGAAGTATTACTATTGCCAATGCCCTGCTATAATAGGATCCGCAGTACATTCATGCGGCTTGGGACGTCCGTGGAATACCAATATGCTGGTGTTGTCACCAATGTGTGCGCCCGAACCAGGTTTCTTGGGTCGTCTGCTGGCAAAGTCATAGCCTCCATCGGCCACTTGCCAGCGCCAACTTTTTACATGATGTGGTTCAAAATATCTACGTTGTGTCGGATCAATCACTACACCCAAGTAGTCCTGGTCACCAGGATACTGTATTACAACTTTGTTGATATCTAACTTGTCAAATGCTTCCCATACATGCGCATACTGAGCCACGTTCCACCACATCACGCTGGAGTTCATGCCTGAATAACTTTGACGTTGCAGATATCTAAAGTCTCTTATGGTCCAAAAACATTCTGTGCTTAATACTGGTATCCATTCTAAGTCACTGATGATCACACAATCAAGATCAAAGTACAACAAGTTACCCGAATGATGTTCAGGATTAAACAACTGCATTTTGTACCACCACTCACGTTTGTTTCCTGAAATGCCTGGCCATTCTTTCACAGCATGTTTGATCATGTGTGACGGCACGGGCCTGTCTGCTTCGGTATACACATGAAAACGTATGCCTTGTGGCAAGTTGCGTTTTAACATGTTGTAAAGTTTTTCTACGTATACCCATTCATAGCCAGTGCCATGGATCACACAGGCACAGTCAGTTATGCCGTCAGGGCGGGGGCGATTCTTTTTAGCCATAGTCCTTCTCTTAGTTCTTCAACAGTGTATTCAGTGTGGCATATCTTGGCCAGCCACAGTTCTCTATCTATCGTGTAAGGTTGTTCAATGTCAGGCATACCCACTGCCACAGGGTATGCTAAACTGCTGTGTGCCACAATGGGTCTGCAACCTGCAATACCTGCTTGTATGCCTGGTCCTGAATTGTGATTTACCACAGCATGACAGTTGAAGTGCATGTCAAAACTGTCGTAGGTGTTGGCCACGGGTCTAGCAATTTCCATCATGGTATTTTCTGGCATGTATGGCATACGTAGTGGGCTTCGTGGATGTGCTCGTATGCGTATGGGGCGGTCAGTTGAGTTGCGTAACAGTTGAACTTGCATCAACACCCAGGATTCCATGCTGCCTATGCCAGCAACTTGCAGGCTGTTCTTGTGCTGTGCGGCAATGATGATTTCTGGTCCAGGATTGACTTGTGTGGCCAAACTTATTTGCAGTTTTCTAGGACGACCCAGATCCAAATCGTGCTCATGTCCGTAATAGCCATCCCTGGTGATGTGATTTACTGCCAGTTTCCAAGTTTGCCCGCGATACAACGCACCAATGTCTATCACAATCACTGGTTTGTTCTGACTGCGATAGTGTTCGTATACCCCTTGATTGGGTCGCATTCTGCCATGCCACAGCACTGACCAAATCACCGCGGCATCAGCAGTCATTGAGTTCTCTTGTGTTTGTATGCCAGCGGCTTGGCAGCAGTCCAGGAATGCACTCATTACAGGCCGGCTGTTCAATGCACATTGGGCAGGAAAATAGGCTATGCTTTTGATCACTGTAAATACGCTTATGAAATACACTGTAGTTACCACTTTTAACGCCGAAGGTTACAACTCTTATGGTCGGCGAATGATTCAAACGTTTTTGCAAACCTGGCCCAAAGATGTGCTACTCAAAGTGTATGCTGAAAATTGTCGTGTAACTGAGACTGCACTAAATTTACAAGTGTTAAATTTAGAAGAGTCAAGTCCTGAGTTGGTTGCATTTAAAAAAACCTGGCGCAATGTGCCCAAGGCCAATGGTGATGTTACCGCAGATCCTGTTAGATCAAAAAGAAAAGACGCAGGCAAAGGATTCAAATGGCATGCTGTGAGATTTGCTCACAAGGTATATGCTATATTTCATGCTACTCAGCATGCCACAACAGATTGGGTAATTTGGATGGATGCTGATATGGTTTGCCATTCTCCCGTGAGTATGGAAAAACTATCACAGTTCTTTCCTACTTCTGCAGATCTTTGTTTTGCTGGGCGCAGTAAAAAATTTACCGAATGTGGACTGTATGGCATGCACGTAACTGAGCCAGCAGTGCGATCCTGGCTAGCAGAGTTTCAACACATGTATGATGATGCCGAGCAAGGTATATTCACCCTGGATGAATGGCACGACAGTTTTGTGTTTGATGTCGTGAGAAAACGTCATAGTTTACGCGAACAAAATTGGACCGCACATTTACAAATGGGCGAAGGACACCCTCTGATTAATTCTGAGTGGGGTGCATACATTGATCACCTCAAAGGAGAAAGAAAAGATCTAGGCCGAAGTCGATCATCAGATTTAAAAGTACGCAGGAATGAAAGTTACTGGAGATGATATTTCTCAGCAAAAATGGCGACGACGAGTACATTGATATGTATGCACATGGACTTGGACTTGAGAGTACACCATTGGAAACCTGGCGTTACGAAGATAGCAACGAGCCATTGATGTTACGTGGTATAATGAAGCACAAGATTATCAAACAATGCTGGGCAGATGGTAGACCATTCAGGTACATGGACTCAGGCTACTTGGGTAATCGTCCCAGTTTTAAAAATCCTCACGGGTGGAAACACTGGCATAGGATTGTGCCCAACAACTTGCAACATGATGCAGTGATCCCTCGTCCAAGTGATCGGTGGAATCAACTGGGGTTAGAGGTTGCAAATCGTCGTCGTGGCAACACAATATTGATTGTTGCACCTGATGAAAAGCCTTGCAAATTTTACGACATTGAATTAGATACCTGGCTCAAACAAACAATTGACACTATCAAACAACACACAGACAGGCCCGTTGTTGTTCGTGACCGCAACCGGAGTCGAACTGATAGAAAAACAAATCGTGTGGAAAAAGCCTTGGATGATGTACATGCTGTGGTAACATTCAATTCAATTGCTGGCACAGAAGCCATACTAGCAGGCGTGCCTGTGTTTGCACTAGCACCATCAAACGCTGCCAGACCAGTGAGCAACACTGACTTGACTCGTATAGACAATCCATGGTTTCCTGATCGTGATCAGTTGTTAGCCTGGGCGTATCATTTGGCCTATGCTCAGTTTCACATAGACGAATTCCGAAACGGCACAGCAGAACGTATAATTAAACAAACTGAGGAGATATTGAATGGTTGAGCATTATGGATGGAAATTCCCGGACTTTGAAACACACCTTCCGCGAATGTTGAAGAAAAGTGTGGACAAAGGTCTCCCAGCTGAGTATCAAGTTGCTGTGCGTCGCCGAAGCATTGAACTGTGCAAAAATCGAGACCTAGCCCTGGACATTGGTGCCAATGTGGGCTTGTGGAGCCGTGACTTTGTTGGCAGTTTCAAACGTGTGATAGCATTTGAACCGGTGGCCTTGTTTAGAGAATGCCTGGAACACAATGTGCAAGGCAAAAACTTTGAAGTTCAACCAATTGCCCTGGGTGATCAAGACACACAAGGAACCATGATCATCACTGAGGATAATTCTGGGCACAGCCATCTTGATCCTGCTACCATGGGCACAGGCAATGTACAAGTTGTTCGGTTGGATACACTGAATTTTCATGATGTCAGTTATATCAAGATTGATTGCGAAGGATATGAGTATCGCATCTTGCAAGGTGCAGAACAAACCATTCGTCGTTGTCGACCTGTGGTAGTGATAGAACAAAAACCACACGATGCGTACAGCAAGCAATACGGACAGTTTGCGGCAGTGGCATTGTTGCAAGAATGGGGCATGATCAAACTAGATCAAGTGCGTGATGATTGGATCATGGGATGGCAGTAAGCCCTTACTACAAGGAAAGTGTTAAACTTGGTGCTCGTTTTCAAGAAGAAAACAAAAGTTGGGCTGGTTACGATGTTGTAAAATATCAAAACAAAATCCATGATCTTGTGCAACGATACAATGCCAAGACCATATTAGACTATGGTTGTGGCAAAGGATTGCAGTACATTGAGCCGCTGCCATATGGTGCTGAACCAGGGGAAGAATTACCTAAGGATAAATGGCAAACTTTTGATCAATATCTTGGAGTCACTGTATATCGCTATGATCCGTGTGTGGAAGGGTTTGAAACTCCTCCACCACCAGATGCCAAATTTGATGGTGTGATCTGCACACAAGTATTGAACAGCATTCCTGACGCGGACATGTCCTGGGTTCGCGACACACTAGAACGTCATGCCGCTAAGTTTTGTTTCATTGGGTTGAACTTTCAACAAGAAGCCAAAGACAAAAAGACCATGTATGATCCTGAGTACTTTTGTGAACCAAGAACACGAGAATTTTTTAAAAAATACTACA